TCTATTTACAACTACGATGCTCAAGCATACGTTTATTCATTTATGTTTCAAAAAGAAATGAAATTTATTGTTTTTGATAAAAACACAGGGGTTGTTGGTATAATGGATGTGTCCGATGAAACTTATGAAAGGGGTAGAGAAAAGGTAGAACAGGCAGAAGAACAATACCTAGACTACTTTGTAAACAAAACAAAAGAACTTAAAGACCACACTGTTTATGGAACAATATAAGTGGCTTAAAGATATAATATTCATCGCTATTGCAATGTTTATAGTTCAACTAATTTTTAATTTTAATTTTTAATATATGTCAAGTTTAATTACAGCCTCGATCAAGGCATCTGAACTAAAGAAAATTGATCCAAACAAAATAATCAAAGGCGAAAAGGATAAATACATTCCGATTGCTATTTCAGTTGATGACAAATCATCTGAATATGGACAGAATGTGTCAATATTTATTCAACAATCTGAAGAAGAAAGAAAAGACCCAGATAAGAAAAGCCATTCCTTGGGTAATGGCTCAGTAATCTGGACTGATGGTAATATCGTGAAAGGGGTGAAAGGTGGTTCAGGACAAAGCTCATCTCCATTTGTAGATGAGAAGCCTACAGTTAAATCAAATCAATCTGAAATAGATGACCTACCTTTCTAGTTTAATTGGGGGCTACGGCCCCCTTAAATTAATTTTATGAAGAATAAAAAAATATTAGATAGAATAGCACAAATAGTTGCTAATGAACACAACATGGAAGTTGATGAAATCTTTGAGGACACAAGAAGACGAGATTTGACAGACATAAGGTCAATGTTTCATTATTTAGCACACAAATATTCTGAAGAGTCTTTACAAAGCATTGGAGACTATTCTTTTTTAGCAGGAAGACAGAAACCACATAATCATGCATCAGTTTTACACGGCAAAAATAAAATTATGAGTTTTGTTATATATGACAAAAATATTGCTGAAAAAGTAGAAAGAATGGAAAACAAAGTAATAGAATATACAGATAACTCAAAACATTTTAGGAAAAGAAAACAAAAACAAATAACAAAAATAATTGATTTGGTATTTGCAGATAAAGATGAAGACTTTATTAACATGATATATCAAGTAGTAACTAAGTCTTATAGATCCAAAGACAAATCGACACTGAAACAATGTATAAGACATTTAGATCAAAAATATTATGAAGGGATTTATCAAACTACACAGAACAATACTGGAGTGGGAGTGGTACAAGGATCAGAAAACTAAAATATTATTTATACACCTGCTTTTGAATGCATGTTATGATGACTGTAGATTTATGGGTCAATCCCTAAAGAAAGGTCAATATATAACAACAATGAAAAGACTGTCGTTTGACACAGGTTTGTCTGCAAGAGAACTTAGGACTTGTATTTCTAAATTAAAGAAAACGGGTGAGATAGACACAAATGCGACAAAGAACTATACACGCATAACTATCTGTAACTATGCAAGTTACCAGCTTGAAGAATCATTCATAGACAAACCAAAGACAAACGATAGACAAACAACAGACAAACCAAAGACAAACATAAATAAGAATATAATAAATAAAGAAAATAAGAATAATATATTTTTTAGTGAGTCTTGTGATGACAATATGTGGATGGAAACTTTAAGAATGCACTATGGTGTTGACAAAAATACTGTATGTAAAGCATTAGAAAAATTTACTGCACATCTGAATATGATAGAAGATTTTAAGTATTCGTTGAAGCAATACAGAACGCATTTTGTAAATTGGCTAAAGTATAACAAAGATGAAATAGAAGGGCCAGGAAAATCATTGTACAAATGGAAATGGAAAGGTCAAGCCACTAAGTCGGGCAACAAAATAGACTTGATGAAAGACAAACAAATATTTGATAAACCAGGATTTGATTTTAAAATTATAAAAAATGGAAATTAAGGGATATGAAGTAGATGAGTTTAACATCTACAAGCTCGACACAAAGGCAGAAAAATCTACCTGTCCTAAGTGTTCACACGAAAGAAAAAAGAAAACGCAAAAATGCATGATGCTGGATTGGGACAGAGGTTTAGGAACTTGTCAACATTGTGGTGTGGTTTTACAACTTCATACATACAAAAGTAAAAGTTCACAATCATTTGTTCTGCCTCATGTTGAATTTAATCCTATACAAGAAAAAGTGTACAATTGGTTTCAAACGCGTGGGATTGATCGAGAAACTTTACAAAAAACTAAAGTAACAAATGGGGTAGAGTTTATGCCACAAATTGGAAAAAAAGCAAATGTAATTATGTTTAATTATTATGTAGATGATGTTCTTGTAAACATCAAATACAGAGATGCTGTAAAAAACTTTAAACTACATAAAGGCTCACAGAAAACATTTTACAACATAAACTCTATCAAAGATACAGAATGTTGTGTTATTGTTGAGGGAGAGATTGATTGTTTGTCATATATCGAAGCTGGTATAGATTACGTGGTTAGTGTACCAAATGGGTTTACTGCATCGGGGCAAATAAACATGGATTACCTAACAGATTTTTATCATTATTTTGAGTCTAAAGAAAAAATATATATAGCAGTTGATAATGATGAAGCAGGTGAAAATGGAAAGAAAGAGTTAATAAGAAGATTTGGTTCAGACAAAGTCTATTTAGTAGATTTTAAAGACTGTAAAGATGCTAATGAATACTTAATTAAATATGGTAAACAAGAATTAAAAGAAACAATATCTAATGCAATACCATGTCCCATAGAAAATGTATTAAGAGTTTCTGATATGTCAAAAGACCTGGATGATTTCTATAAGAATGGAATTAAAAATGGATTTAAAATAGGATTGGATGAATTTGATAGTATATTTTCAACATATACAAAACAATTTATAGTTGTTACGGGTTTTCCAAGTAGTGGTAAATCAGACTTTGTAGATCAAATGACCTTAGGATATAACATGATGTATGGTTGGAAGACTGCATATGCGTCAACTGAAAATTTTCCACAATATTTACACGTAGACAAGCTTGTACGTAAGGTTTATGGTTCTACACCAACATACCAAGAAACAAAGACAGACAAATGGAAAAAATGTTTAGATCATGTAAATAAAAACTTTTTCTTTATTGACTATGAAGAAGGTTTTGATTTAGATAAAGTATTAAAGAAAGGCGAGGAGCTGGTAAAAAGAATGGGTATAAGATGTTTAGTCATAGATCCATACAACAAAGTAAGAGATAAAGAAAATTTAGACAAATCTATAACCGACTATACTAATCTATACTTAAATAAAGTTGATAGTTTTTGCAAGAAACATGACGTGATTTGTATACTTGTAGCACACCCTACAAAACCTCAAAGTGATAAAGGTAAATTACTAGAGCCAACATTCTATGATGTGAAAGGTGGAGGGGAGTTTTACGATATGAGTCCACATGGAATACTTGTTCATAGAGATTATGATGTAGGAACTGTGATGATAAAAGTATTAAAAGTAAAGTTTGCTAATCTTGGAGAGAATCAAGCTTTTGTAACATACTCCTGGAACGTAAACAATGGTAGATATACAAGGATACGTGATGGTATGCCACAGTGGAATAACAAATGTTGGATTGATAAAGACAATCAGTTCGAGACAAGTAAAATGTTAGATATTGAATTTGAAACCATAGATATATAATGGAAATACACGAAGCAATGTCAATATGTTTTGAGAATGATGTCAAGGTCTATCCTGTTATAGAGAGTAAGCATTCACTTAAAATAGAAGTAAACTACAAAGGAAAAAAGAAAAAAGGAAAACAAATATTTAATGTCTACAACGAACAAAAAAAATTACAAAAAAAAATGGCAGAACTCTATTTCACAATTGCCAAAAAAATACAAGGACAACAATAAAGAGTTTCATCTTGATGTTGATATGTTAAAAGAACAATACTTAGATTTTTTTTACATGACAGATGAAGAGTTCCAGGAAAACATATACGATGCACTACACTTTGCATGTTATGTTTGTTTTTTGAAAAACATACCAACAAAAGACATATTATCAGATGAAGGATTGATACATTCTTTAGTTCATTTGCTGAAAAAAAATACAAGAAAATTTGTAGAAATAAAACAAATACGTAAAAAATTTAACGAAATGTTGATTATTACGTAAATTTTTTGTACATTTCCATAAATGTAGTTGGAAATGCCCACCTTTAACAACAACGAGTCGATTATCGAATCAATTAAAGAATTCAATTCGGCTTTTGGGCTACCAACATCAAAGAAACCTTGTCTTATTGACAAGAAACAATATAATCTCAAATACAATCTACTTAAAGAAGAACTAAATGAGTACCTAGAGGCTTGTGAAAAGAAAGACCTCACACAGGTATGTGATAGTATAGTTGACATGTTTTATGTACTATCTGGATTTATTGTTCAGCATGGCATAGATAAAGAGTTCATGGATATGTTCTATGAAGTTCATAAATCAAACATGAGTAAATTAGAAAACGGAAAGGTATTAAAAAGACATGATGGAAAAGTAATGAAAGGATCTGAATACTTTCCACCAAACCTTAAAAGATATTTAAATGAATACTGAAATAGATGATTTTATAGATAGGGTTTTGTCATACAAAACCTGGACAGACAAAAGAAAAATTGATGCTCTTTTGGAGTACGATTGTTCGATGTACACAAACTTAGGTTCTGAATCAACCAAAACTGAACGAGAAAACACAAAGAAAAAATCAAGACACATTTATAGGGCTATTAGTAAAATTAATTACAAAGAAGGGAAAGAATACCTTTGGCATATGGACAAATAATGGCTATAGAACATAGACAAAAATACTTAATTAGAATATTTAACGGAATGCACGACAAATTAACCGAAGCATTCGAAGAAATATCTGACGGTGAATTTGATCAGTGCAAGAATACTATCAACTCACTTATATACGATTTAAAAGACGTAAAAAAGCGTATGCAACCATGAAAAAGACTGTCTGGATCACGCCTGATGAAGCCAAGGCTTTGTCAATAACAGTTAAGCCACCTGAGAAAGGAAGGACAAAATTCAGAGCAAGATTATGTGGTTATGAACAAAACGAATTAAACAAAATAAGACATAAGGGTGTTTATGATTATTGCCTAGACAGAGGAATCAATTTCTCTAATGTAAGACAATATTGGGACAAGACAAAGGAATACTCTGTGCAGGTAAGGCCAGAAGCAATATCTTATGACGATGTATCTGCTGATATCATAGCAGAAATGGATAAACATTCACCAAGCTATCCAAAGATTGTAAGAACAAAATGTAAAACCCCACACCTGTTAGTTATAGATCCAGCAGACGTTCATGTTGGAAAACTATCCACAGCCTTTGAAACAGGTGAAGATTACAATTGTGAAATAGCTGTACAAAGAGTTAAGGAGGGGGTACAAGGAATATTGGACAAGTCTTCTGGATTTAATATAAATAAAATATTATTAATAATTGGTAACGATATTTTACATATCGACACACCAAAAAGACAAACAACATCGGGTACACCACAAGACACTGACGGTATGTGGTATGATAATTTTCTAAAAGCAAAAAGATTATATGTTGATATCATAGAAATGCTTATGGTTGTTGCAGATGTACACGTAACCTATAACCCATCAAACCACGATTACACAAATGGATTTTTTTTAGCTGACGTTATACAAAGTTGGTTTAGAAAGTCGAAAAATGTAAAGTTTGATGTGAGTATTGCTCATAGAAAATATTTTCATTATGGAAGCAATCTTATAGGAACTACGCATGGAGATGGTGCAAAGACACAAGATCTACCATTGCTCATGGCAGTAGAGGCACAAGGTGAATGGACAAAAAGTAAACATAGATATGTTTACACACATCATGTCCATCATAAAAACGCAAAAGATTTTATTGGTGTTACTGTAGAGTCGTTAAGAAGCCCTAGTGCTGCAGATTCATGGCACCATAGAAACGGATATCAACATAACCCAAAAGCTATTGAAGGATTTTTACACCATCCAAGACACGGACAAGTAGCTAGACTAACACATTTATTTTAATGGAAGCCTGGACACAAACATCATTTAGTATAAGAGCACCACATCAAGGAATTGTTTTAGGATTCGAATTATTCGATCCGACAGAAGAAGAGAATTGGTATACTTGGAAATTTCATCTATTATTCTTAACAATTAACTATGAATATGGATACGATGACAACCCATATGACAAATAAAAACACTATATTTGTATGAGATATATCCCTATATCTTTATTTGTTTTCATTCTTGAAACCCTCAAATATTTTGGGGGTTTTTTAATAAATTTGATTTATGTACTTTGTAGACAAGATTTTCATAAACAAAGACCCTAACAAAAAGGATATTATTGTAATAAAAAAAATACTTGATAGGCTTGATATAAAAAAACACTTAGAACATTCTTTTGTTTACATACTAATTGATGATGATGATGCGATAGAAGTTCTTTCATTTCTTGATAATTATGTTTACATTGCATCTAAAGAGTTAAATGTCAATAACAAAATGGCTGTAGAATACTTGATTGAAAAAGAAGAAATAGATCAAGAAGTTAATAAAATTTTATATTGGTCTGGAATTAATGGAATCAAAAAGTTCGTGCCTGTAGTTTCTGAAGAGATTAGAAACGGTGAGCTTATAAAAAAATATGCTAACATGAACATATTTGCCAAAAATAGAACAGAGGCTTTATGGAAGATTCCATCAATATCAAGTGTTCAGTATATGTATTTAGAAGATGTAGATGAGGAGGTTTAAGAAGAAAGGTAAGCAAATCACAAGACATAAGAAAACTAAAATAGACGGGATTCAGTTTCAGTCCAGGCTTGAGTCACACATGTATTCTCTTTTGAAGAAAAACAAAATCAAAGCTGGTTACGAATCTCACAAGTTCACAATCATTGACGGATTTGACCTACCCTTTTCATCTTACGAAAAAACACCAAAGAAAAAATACTTACACGACAAAGGCCATAAGAAAATATTACCTATCACTTACACCCCTGATTTTGTTGACTCTGAAAACCCACCAAGATTTATAATTGAGTGTAAAGGAAACCCAAATGAACGCTTTCCAATGGTCTGGAAGCTATTTAAACGCTATTTAACGATAAATAACCTATCTCCCATACTCCTTGTTCCAAGAAATCAAAAAGATTGCGTAGAGGCCATTAAAATAATTAAGGAAAATTTTTATTCTTGATCTTCTTCTACTGGTTCTACACCTATTAACTTCATGTATTCCATATCCATATTTGTGTTTTTTGCAAAATGCTTATCAATACTTCTTTCTAGTGCATCTGCAATACCATCAAGCTCAGCTCTTGGAGCTCCTGGGAATGTTAAAGAAGTAACTCTTAAATAAAATAATAAATCAGCTGCGTTTTTTAACTTTTCTCTCATTACTCTATTTGGTGCACTTAGATAAAACTCTCTTGGACCAAACACACCTGTGTCTTTTACAATTTTTCCGTTTGAAATATTTTGAGCTCTAAAAAAAGCGCCTACTTGTTCTTTTCCGATTCCTATCAAACCAGCTTGATCTATTATAGATCTTATAAATCCATCTGTTGTTTGTGAATTTTTAATGTCTGAAGAAACAAATTCTGTCATTTCAACACCAAACATGTCGTTAGTTTTTTTAATTAAAACTTCTTCCAATAAATCAGGTATAGGTAAAGGATTCATTGTTGAAACTAAATCTCTAATTGTAAACTCTGTTGGACTGTATACTTTTTTTGCTTCTACTTTTTTCTCGTATTTTTCTGAAAATTCAACTATTTTCTGACTTATATCATCAAACTCTTTGAATCCATTAACATATTTTTCATAATCCTCTTTATTTGTTATACCTTCTTTAGACATGCTATCTGGATCAAATGAATCTCCACTACTACTTAATGGTAAAATATCTTCTGATATTAATTTATTTAACCCACCATGCTCTTCTATATCATCTTCGTCAACACTAAAAGCTAGTAAAGCACCAAGTCCATTTATAGTTGCAACTTTACCTAAATTTTTAACAACATTGAATGATAATATTTCTTGCATCCTTCCATTTATACTTTGTCTAGCAAATTGTTTTTGTTCTTCTGGTATGTTGGGGTCTAATAATATAGAAACCTGATTAGATAAATCAGCCTTAGCATTTAAAATAAATTTATGGAATGGATATACCGTCCTGAGTCCTAGTTTCACAGCTTGATTCTGGTCTTGTTGATATATATCTGCCTCACTTGTAGCATCTGTCTGTCTCATAACTTTAGCAATCATAAAATCTGCGTGTCTTATTGCTGCCAGGTCTGGATTTTTATCTTGTTCACTCCACCAAGAGTTCATATCAGCTGGAATAGTTTCACCTTGTGATATTTTATAATCTAAATAATGAGCTTCAAATGCACTATATGCTGCTAATCTATCTGCGTTTGCAAGCCATAAATCTAAAGACATTTTTGTTGATTTGTTTATTAGATTCATAGCCTGATCAAATGTGTATCTTGAGGTATCAGCCAAACTTTTAGCATCTAAATCTAATTTAAATGCGTTTGCATAATAACTCATTGGCAGTTTTTGATTTTCATCTATTGCAAGTTCTGAAAGCAAAGAGTTTCTTAACCCTGTTCTAGATTTTGAATATATGTTTGCGAGTCTTCCGTTGTTTGCTGAAGGAACAAGTCTACTTACAATTTCTGATAACTGATTTCCAGCTTTGTTCCCATTTGAAAAACCGTTAGTAAATGTAAAAAACTGCACAGATCTTCTGTTTAAGTAATCTTGAGCTTCTTTGTTTTTCATTAAAGGCTTTGTACCAGCGACTGCAGATATAAACTGACTCATTGCTTGTGTTGATCTTGTAAGTGAAACAGCAGATATAGCTCCATAAGCAGCATTTTCAAACTGACTCCAAAGTTTTTTATATTTTGGGTTTGTTACATCAACAACATGCATATTCGTTCTTCTTACATCTCTTTCAAAAAACCCTTTTCTTTTTCTTAATGCATTTAAAAGTAGCTCCTTTTGTGTACCATCTTCAAACAGGTTCGTAAAAGTAGGGTTGTTTAATAACTGATCTAATGTTTCAAAGTTCTTATACGCTTTTGATTCCATATTAGAACCTCTTAATGAAGAATACACTCCATTAAAATACAAGCCTGGACTTAATCTTAAATCTCCATCTAATCCCTCTGGTCTTGTTACATCTTTCAATGTATTAGCCATAACACTTCCTGAATTAGGTCCAAAGTAATCTGAGTATGATGATTCCCAGTTGGAGTCTCTCATGTATATTGGAACATAATTATCTTTTTGATAAAAGAACGGGTCAGAGTTTTTAAAATCTTGTATTCTGTTTGATATACCATCAAAATTTTGAGAGAACGCCTGCCTCATTCTATCAACAGCACTTACATTGAAATCAAAAGCTTTTGAAGAAACATCTTCATAGCTTGTTGCATTTTCTATATCTAGTTTATTTACTAGGTTGTTCCATGTGTCATACTTAGTTTTAAAGGCAGTTTTATTAGATGATGCATTATCATAATCTGCTTTTGCTTTGTCTCTTTCTTGAAGTATAAGGCTTTTCATTCTTACAAACTCTGTGTCTTGACCTGTCACAGGATCTATTTCACCAGACTTTCTGATTAAAGAACCAAGTATATATTGTTCGTAGCTATTTTGTAAAGAGTTTGGATCTATATCTCCTTTTGGATCTTTCTTTTTCCTTTTTTTATTATATGCTCTTACATCAGCACTAAATTGGTCTCTATGTGTTTTTTCAATTTCAAAAGATTCGTTTTGAGCTTCTGCACTAGATCTAATTGACTCTTGTACTAAATCATAGAAAGGTTTACCAACATTAGTATCCTTAATTAACATTTGCATTAGAACATCAGTAGTAGCTAAATCAACACCACCAATTTGCCCTGCATATATTCCTTGTGCACCATTATTAATTGCAGCAAGTATTTTAACTAATGGTGATTCACCCTCAGCTTCACTCATTAGTTTTATTTGATTTGGTGTCATAGCAGATATT